ATAGCATAAATACTTTTAGATTTATATGGCCTTCCAGTATTTAAATAACTCTCAACATTCTGAGGATTATTTATTCCGATAAATTCATAATCTTCAACCGCTTGATTATCTCCTATATAAGGATTAAAATAATCAATCCCATATTCTTCTCCTTCTGGAAGATTTAATAACTTAGCTAATTTATAATAAGCATTATAACTCTGTTCCTTATCCCAATCTTTCTTATATTTAATATTCTCAGCATTTTTTCTCCAACTATATACTTCTGGATTATATATATCATTTAAATATTTAACATTACTTCCTACATAATCCTTAATCTTTTCATAAGGTATATAATCAGTATCATACCATCCAGATTTTAACATATATGTAGCTGGGTTAGATTCAAACGGAAAATAGCCTCTTAATCCCACAAGATTCCCAGAAGAATCTATTTCTCTTAACCCTTCTTTAGTGACTACTATATTTTTTCCGTTAAAATTATAACTTAGAGGAGAGTTTTCTGGTAGATTATTTACTTTCCTTATTTCATCTTCTTCTTTCTTAATTTGTTCTTCGGATTTAGTAGATCCTTGAGTAGAAGAATTTTGTTGATTTGAATCTCCAAAAATATATTTCCATATATAATCACCAAAACGCTGATTATTCTTCTGTTCTTCCCAATCAAATTCTGAATTAGGATCCCCATTTCTACCTTGAGATAAATCTTCTATAAATTGATCGTACTCCTGTATAGATTTAAAAGGAAGATTCTCATATCCCTTAAATGGAGTTTTATCTTCTGATGATAAATACTCATAAAATCTTCCTCTATTATTTTCTAAAGCCCTAATTACATCATCAATCCTTTCAGAAGTATTTTTCCTATTATATACTTCCTGATTAATCTTTCCTCCCCATACGGAATTAATTAATTCTCTAGGATTCCATGATACATCTATTTTATTAGGTTCTTGTAAAGTATTAGAGTATTCAGTAAGATTTAAAAAGTTATTATCTATAGCTTTAGCTAAATAATCACTACTATATTTATCACCTAAATTAAATCCTTCTGAGTTGTTATATTTAATATCAAATCCACTTGGAGTACTATTAATCTCTTGTATATCACCTTTACTTAGAGCGTCTAAAAATCTATTATATGAAGCATCTACTCCAGATCCTCTTCTTCTATAAGAGTTTTTTAAACTTCGGGAGTCATCAGAACTAACCCAATTCTGGAGTTTTTCTTTAGCTTCTTTTATATCGTATTTTTTACCGTTAATAGTAATTGTCTTTGTTTCTTGCTCTTTTTTATTATAAAGGTCTTGTAATTCTTGCTTCCTTTTATTATATTCTTCTATATTTGAAGGAGATTTACCTCCAGTTTCAAATTTAGGAACTTGTGCCATAGTTAATGATTAAAGTAAAAAATGGAGTATTATATTTAAATAATACCCCATCTAAGATAATTTATTGTCTTTTCTTTACTACTAATTTTCCTCCTCGACGTGCCATTACAGGCTCAGTAGGAGCTTCTGCTTGAGCAGCTTGTCCCTGAGTCATTTCGACTAACGCTGAACATACCGCCAATGCAGCTTGACAATCCTGATTTTGAGTTGCCTGAGCAGCTAATTGAAGAATTTGCTGAAAGATTTGTTCTGGACTAGGTTGAGCCTGAGTAGCAGATTCCGTGGGCATAGTTCCGCCCTCTTGTAAGATTTTTACTTTAAATTTTTCGTTTACTTTCATTTCTTTAATATTTAACGTTAAACTTGTACAAAGTTAGGATTTTGTATATAAAAATCCTATTGTTTGGTAGTATTTAATAATTCTGAATTATTTACCATCTTTTGAACCTTTACCTTTAGATTTGCTTTTAGATTTACAAGCCATAGTGTTTAAGATTTAAATTTGTTAGACATACAGTTAGTTATCTAATATATTAGATATTTATTCTTAATGTATTTATTAAATTGCTTTTAATTTACAACCGGACTTAAGTTTTTCTTGATTCTGAGCATTTGATTGTTTCTGTAATAATTTAACTTCATGATTGAGTCTCTTAATTTCTTCTTGCATCTCATGTAACATTTCATCATGCTCTTCAATCTTCTTTCTATTAAATAATACTGCTTGGCCAATTGTTTCTAAATCAAATGTGTATAAATACTTATTATCCATAGATTCCGAATCCTTTGCGTTAGTTTTAGTTTTTGACATACCCCAATCGTTTACAAATGTTTTATATAATTCTTTCCAAGTGTCGTAAGAGACATTTAATTGTTTACAGATATTTATATCAGTATCACATAGCTTTCCAAAATTCCCATCTTTATACATTCTCTCTTGAAGAACCATGTATGCAGATTTAGATTTAAAATCTAAATTCTTGTTATCTAAAAAATCATATGAAAACATCTCAAAGTTTTTATAGAGAGGACTATCTATATTAAATTTATATAAATTGCTATTTTTAAATCCCCTACTTATTTTTGTTATATGTCCATCTTTTTCTAATAAATCTAGATATTTCTTTAATGTAGGTCTAGAAAGTCCAGATTTTTCTGATAACTTCTTATAGGAAGGAAAACATTCCTTAGTATCTTTATTCATATAATATCTAAGGATTGCATAAACTCCAACTCCTAGATAATTTATTTTTGAATTTGTTATTCCATGAGGAATTTGAACATGTCTAATAGTTGATTTATTATCATTTGTTTCCATAAATTTAAATATTAAATTGTAAAGTTGATTTACATTTGAAATGTAATAAATAAACTTGGTTATTCAAAATAAATTTATAAGGAATTTTTTACAATACTATAAGGAATTTTTGACAATTAAAAAATCAATATTTTATTGAAAATATTTCTTATTAGCTTTATTTTAATTCTAAATTTCTAGGTAAATTATAATTTATGCTATATTTAACTAAATGTTATATCTTTAACAATCCGGAATTTTTTACACTATCTATATATACTGGTCGCAAAGCTCCGAACTAGATTTAATGTTTTTATTAAAACACTTCGTGTTTAAATAAAAACTTTGTTTGTTTTATCACTTATAACTTATTTAAATATCCGTATTTATAAGCTTTATATATATTTAAATATCTAAGATTTATATTTGTTAGATATATAATTATTCACCTCATCTACTCTATTTAACCATCCCTTCAAAAATTTATTTTGAGACGGTTTTCTATCTACAATTTCTTGATAATATTCTTTTCTTTTAGAAATAAACTCTTGCAGCAAATTTTTCGAATTACATAAATTAGCTAATCTAATTGTAGTAGATCCAATTTTCCCATCCACATCCAAAGAATGTCCTAAATTTAAAATAGCTTTTTGGAGGCATTTAACACCATTAGAGACACCAGCATTAACTGAATGATCTAATAGATGGGCAGAGATATAAATGTTGCTTATATCATCTATTTTACATTTGTTATAAAATTGATCTGCATAGAATTGTTCTACTAAATCTTCTAATTCTTTAACTGTTGTGATTAATTGTCCTCTTTTTAAGGGTTTAAATTTATCAATGATCTTCCATCCTTCCCATTTAGGGAAATTAGCACGGGATATTCCGCAATATGTCTCTTTCCCGGAGTCATCGGGGTCAAATACATAACCCCCCTCGTTTCTTAAGATCATTGATATGAGAATGTGAGATTTATTCATTTAAATATTTAAATTATTTATATTTTTCTATTAAAGCTTTTAATTCAGGATTATTTTCAATTACTCTAAGTCCTTTTTGTATAGCTTCCGAATATTTAGTAAGATCAGATCCGTTATCATATTTACTATATGAATCACTATTATACATTTTTGGATTTTCCTGAAAATATTCTAAAGCATTTTCAAAAGGTTCAAACTTCTCAACAAATTTTTGAGCTTTATTTAAATTAGAAATAATAGTGTCTGGAATCTTATTATCTTTAAATCTTTCCTTTAAATAATTAACAAAATATTCTTTTCCTTCTGGAGTTAGGTGATATTCTTCTCCACCATATCCATCATTATGTATTGTTATATAATTAATTCCTTTTTCTCCAGGTTTTGGTTCTGGTATGAGTTTAGTTAATATTTTTATATAATCAAGCTTTCCTTTTCTATCCGGGTGATCCAATCCAACAAGTTGATCTGGAGTATATGTAGTTCTTTCTTTATAATTTTCAATATTATAATTCATGGCATCTGTAACATCCTTTTTTGTAGCATTTTTACCTCCTAAATATCCATATCTAGAAGGATTAACTCCTAGAGTAGATTCATGATATGATAATGCTATTGCTTTCTCAGGTGTCATTCCCTTAACTTTTTTAGAAGCCTTAATTATATCTATTAAAGGTTGTTTATATATAGGAGGAAGATTGATATCATTTCCATTTTCGTCCTTAGTTATTCTAATAACATCTGATTTATCTTTAATCTCTCTAATTCCGTTACTTTTAGTATAGAGAGCATCTTGAAGATCTCCGAATAGAGTATTTAATGCATCGAAAGCAGCTGTCTTAGTGTCTCTTGGATAATTATATCTGATTGCTATTGCCTTATCTTCTTGTTCGGGTGTAAGTTGTCTATTATCAAAAGCTTCTTCCCAATCTTCATTTATATAACTAGTATTATCTCTAAGTTCTTTAGTTGTCATAGGTCTGGTAGATCTATTAATAACTAAATCTCTATATAATTTATGTAATTGTTCCTTAGTATAATCACTCATGTTTTTTAGTAGTTACATATTCCGGATCATTATTATCTTGAATTTTCATGTATTTAAATACAGACTTACCTAATCTCTTATATGCAGAATCGGTTTTTAATTTCTCTGCTTTTTTAGCTTGGCGAATTAAGACTCTAGTATTCTTCCTAGAAAATATTCTCTCTCCACCTTTTATTTTATATTGTACTTTACCGTTAGTAGAAAGTATCTCTAGTAAGTCCTCTAAATCATCAATATCATTTTCTATTGTATCTTTAGGAGATTCATCCTCCAAATCTTCTAAATAATCTAATCTTTCTTCAAGTACTTCATCTAATCCCTCAAACTCTACACTTTCTCCAGATCGAATTCCGGAATTATTAGATACCTCTAATACGAATAATACATTCTTTTCAGATATAATACTTGTATCATTAGGCTTCCCTTCTTTATTAGATATTACTTTAAATTCTGGAGAGATGAAGATTATATCTAAATATAAAGGAGTATCTTTCATCCAATAATTTACTTCTTCTTGTACTTCTGGATATATAAATAGAAGTCCTTGATTTTCTGATAGACTTTCTATATGCATAAATCCATGTTCTCTTTCCCAGTCATCTATAGCAGTATCACAGAGGTATTCTTTATTATGTACTTTAACTTTTACAATTGATTTTTTTAATTCTGACATAATTATATATTATTTAAAATAAGGATCCTCATCATCAGCATAATAATTCTTCATGTTATCTCTTAACAAATAAGATCCTACTTTGGGATTAAATTTAATATCTTCTCTAATTTCCAAGGATTTTTCTCTTTTAGGAATAGTGTATTTTCCTGTAACTATAGAAGGAAAGTCGTATGTATCATTTACTTTGATAGTATTATTATCCTTATCCCATTGAATGGTAAAATTCCCGAAAAGATCTAATCCTGTTGCAAAATGCTGATTCTTATCCGGACGTTCTATATATTTAACAGTTAATCCTTCATTAACTACTTTCGGCTCTCCAGATTCTAGTACCTCTTTTCCAGTTCTATATATTTTTTCTAATCTAGATTTACTAGGTAATTCTGGAAATTTTTCTATATATTTATCATAATTACGTAGAATTTTACCTACATTTAAGGTATCTACCATAGATTGTACTCTACGGGCTACAGGTTGTGGGATTCCTACATATTCAGTATTTTTAGGATCTTTATCTTTGTCAGCATTTATCCTAGCTTTGGAAGATTTTATTAATCTCGAATCCTTTCCTAAATTTAAATAATGTTTAAAGAAAGCCTCTTCAATAGGAGTTGCTAATTCCCTTTCTTCTCGGATTGGAACTGGAGTATTAGTATAATTTAAATATGGAAGACGTATGTAATAAGGAGCACTCCAATAACCATCAGCTGGATTGAGAAAATTATATACTCTCTCTGCTTGAGTTTGTTTTATATTACTTTTTCCTCCATTCTGATACTTTTGTATTAAATAAGAATTTACTCTATTTAAATTTAACATAGCATTATATATAAAAGGCTATATTTAAATAGAATATATTTCAATTCTATTTAAATATACCTACATTACTCAGTTTCTTTAATTACTTTACCCTTATCGATAGTATTATGTAATATCTCCTTAACTAGTAACTTTCCTGCCTCAATAGCAGCTTCATCACTATCTTCTTTATATAATTCCTCTAATTTCCCAGTGACTTCTAATCTAAGAATCAACTCTTCCCGTTCTATTTCCGCTACTTGAGATATCTTATCCCCTTCCTTTAATATAACAGGAATACCTTTTCTAGATATATCTTCTGTATCTAAATGATGAAGTTCTTTATGTAATTTACCTTCTGGAATTATATTCTTTTCTCCAATCTTACCGCCATCTTTATATTTAAGGATATTTTTCTGAGATTCAGCATATTTAATTCTAAAAGATTCTAGGAATTTAAATCCATCTCTTCCGAATCGGATATTATTTAATCCTCCTGATTGTTCTAGTTGTAATCTATTTGCGAACATATCAGAAGAACTTGCTGCTCTTGCTGATTTATCTGATGCATCTGTTAAGATATCATCTATAGTATCTTGATATCCCTGAGCTTTATCCATTTTTCTATTAGCTTTTTTTCTGGCTTTATTAGAAAAAAGTCCATATTTTTTACCAGAATATCCACCAGCATCTTGGATATATTTACCCGTTCCAGTATAAGAGGAATTGTTAGCGATATTTTGATCTACTGTAAATTTTCTAGTTGTTTTTCCAAAAGCATTATTTATTAATCCCGGAATAGATAGGTTAAAGAAACTACTTCCTAAAATAGCGTCCCCTGTAGTCATTTTATCTGTACCAACTCCTAATTTCTCTAATCCATTTCCAACTAGTTTACCAGCCTTCATTATACCTCCAATAACGGGATTTATATTCATCATCATATTAGATATAGTATCATATCCAGCATCTATTCCAGCTGTTATATTTCCTTTCTTTCCAGAATAATCTTTTGGCATTAGAGATGCTCCAAGATCTAATACAGAGGAGATAGTATTCACTCCGTTTATACCACTAAATGAAGATTTTAAATCAGCCCCAGCATTATTTAAACTAGTCTTAAATGCATTACCTATACCTAGTCCTTTTCCAGTTGTATTTAAAGAAGCATTTTGTAATGCCATTTTATTTAATGTGAGAGGTTTACTTGCACTAACTGCTCCAATTAAGGGTCCAGTTGATGTAAGTATTCCTCCTTCTTGAAACTTTTTCATTTTAATTTATTTAACAAAAACTTATTTCAAACATTGTTTGTAATGCGGTAATAATAACTCTCTTATCTCCACTATATTTAACTCTAATCTTTATATACTTATCTCTAGGTCTAGTTTCTTCAATTTTTAATTTAATATTCCCTTTACTCCCTTTTTGATATTTAAAAGGTTCTAAAGTTACATTAACAAAATCTTCTTGATATCTAGTATTACCTTTAATAATACCACAAGTAGACATATCCTTAATAGGTTGAATTCTTCTTAAACTATACTCAGACAATCTATCATCATAGAATATAATAGCAGAACTTCCAATGTTATTATTATTACAATCTTTATTATCAATGAATTTTATATAATCATCTACTTCATTTTCTTTTTTCTCTCCCTTTTGTACTAAATATGAACCTTCTTTTAAATCTGGGATGTTAGAGAAATCATAAGCATCACCAATTACTTCAAATGAGACTAGTTCTGGAAGGACGTTATTTGAGATGATAAAGAGATTTGTGAAGATTTTATGATATCCAACATTTTTATTTACAACAAATTCGAATTCAAATGGGTCATAGGATAGAGGTACTCCTTTTGAATCTCGTTCTTTATACCATGAGGTTGGATAGATTTTTTCTTTATTATCAAATATTCCAGCTACTCCATGTCTCCAGAAATATGTAGATATAAAATCGTTAGCAGTTCTAATATATATAGTATCATTATACTTTTGTCCAATTACTCCCGGAGATCTCTGAATTTCTACCTTTATAGGAATTTCTGCAATTTCTTTATTTACTATGAATTTATTATAAGAAGTAGATGATAATTTAAATATTAAAAATGATCTCTTATTAATTTTTTGAATATAAAAATCAGAATTGGGCTCCTCTAATGTAAAGGTTAACTCTATATATTTGAATTTTATAGGATCTAGATCCAATTTAATATCTAATTCTCCTATAATATAATTCTTTGTGATATTTCCTGGATTATTTAAATTACTTGGAATTTCAACTCCAGGATAATTTACAGAAGATATATAAGATTCTATATTTTCTACATTAGGTATATTTTCTGGAGAATTTTTGGTATAACAATTTTTTAATACAATTCCACGAGAAGTATAACTGTCACTCCAAGAAGAAGATACTTCCGAAATTATCTTAGAGGAGTTTTTATTATAAGAAAAATAAACATTTCCTATATTCTCTGAAACTAAAGGTATCCATGAATATCTAGTAGTCCACAATTCTAATTTTTCATTATAACATAAGTTCCACTCTCTAGATTTAATAATTTCTCCAGCTTCACTCAAATCAGTTATATCATCATAAAATGTAAACATTAGATCAAACTTAAATTTATTAAAATGAGATTTAACATTTCTAAGTCCCATTAAAGGTGTAAGTTCTCTCTCAGTTAGAGAAATATTATCATTTAAAAATTTCTGCACTTTAAAATCTGAAATTATCTCGAATATTTCTCCATTAGTTCTCCATATTTTTCTTGCTGTGGTATCTACACCATAAACATATCTATCTGTTTTGATAATAGAATCTTTCCATTGTGATCCATATATTTTAGATAATAACTTAGGTCTTTCCGGAAGTACATTTACAGAATTTAAATATACTTGACCACCTTCTCCAGATCCAGTTTGGACTCTCTCATTAATAGTAACTAATCCTACTCCTCTTTCAAATACTACTATTAAGTTACCATACCATTCAACTATTGTAACTATAGCTCCATATTCTTTATTATAATCTCTATAATTACTTATCTGAAATGTTCTATAAGAATTTTTAAATGCATCTGTTATATGTATATCAGAATACATAATTCTATTAGAGAAATCATTTTTTATATAAGGAACATCTGGTAATATAAAATTATATTTATCAGATGTAGTAGAACTAAGACCTACATTAATTAGTGTAGATTCCGGAATTTTATATTCTCCACTATAATTTAAACTACTAATTGGATAAAATGTTCTTGGATGTCCATTTAAAGCTACTTCGCTAGAATTTGAATAATCTTCTATTCTAGAAGCAAAATTAATATTAGACATACATTTAAACGTAATCCAGTGTCCAATTTGAACTGCATTAACATCTCCTCTATTTATTTTAGTAGCTTTTTCTAGATCTAATGCTCCGTTTTCATATCCACTATAATTATCTATCCAAGTATTTGGATCTACTATAATATCATTAACAGGACTTTCCGGATCTTGAAAATTTCTACACATTCTATGTGTATAATTACCTATAAAACAATCGCCTCTATAACATACTATAGAATCATCTTCTAAAATATCCCAAGAAGTTCTATCACATATAGAATAATAAGGAGAGTAATTACTAGATCTAGTCTTAAAATAGTCCTTCATATGAGTTTCAGAATATCCAGGAATTAGTACCTCAAATAATATTCCAATACTATCTAATCCTTCAATTCCTACATATGAAGACCACGATCCTCTTAATAAATTATTTGCAATTTTTGTTTTATTTTCGAATTCTAAATAGGATACTGTATAAGCAGTAGTACTATCCCCAGCTCTGGAAGAGTAACTATTAGATCCTGAATATTTTAGTTGTATATTATCATCTATATAAGTAAGTATTATATTTGGTATGATTCCTTCGGAAGTACTATCACTATACTTTTCTAAATAATAATATCTATCTCTTCCCTTAGTAAAATATCTATTTGAGGGTTTAAATGAAGCAGTTCTAATAGTAAATTTAGAACCAGTAAATAATTGAGAATACAATTCCGAATTTAATTCAGACTCTGGTATAATTGCTGCATAAGGAACAGCCGAGGTTAGAGTTCTAAGTCTTCCTTTAAAATCATTAGTTATCTCTAAATCAGAATTTAAAAAGGATTCTGTAGTATATACTAAAGAATTATTATTTAATTCTGTTTGAATTACAGGAAGATGTGATTCTAAATCTTGTCCTATGGAAAATCCTTGACAATATATAGTAGGTATTCTTTTCTGTCGTACAAAGAAAAATCCCTTAGTGTATTTTTTTAATTCTTCAATAACTGAAACATATCCCTCTTTTGTAGAATCTTCTTTTTGAAACTCAAATTTAATTCCTATTGGATATATATTATTACTTTGAAATATATTATTATCTAAAGATTTTTTTATTCTAACAACTCCTAATGTATTATCTAGTTTATCTACTCCAGATTTAATAAATCCGTCTTCATCGCTTTCAATATAATATCTATTATCTCCTTCATATAATTGAAAGGTTTCTGGTTTTAAATTCTTATCTAAATCAATTCCTCTTATATTAAATACTGGAGATAATGTAAAATCATTTAATATATAAACTATTCCAAATCTATATATATCTTCCCAATAGCCAACTCTATAATAGATATTATTTGGATTATAATATTCATATTTATTTTCAGAATTAGATGACGATATATCATAATAATTTTCGTCTAAATAACCTATAGATTGATTAGTTGATACGGACGGATAGATTCTTAAGCTTAGATCAGCTAATTCTTTATATGGAATTGTTACTTTATTTATATTTCCTAAAAATAATCTGTTCTGTACTTGAGCTTGAGTCTTAGCAGAACTAATAATATTATAAGATATATTAATATCATCTAGACTTATATCTATTGTATCTTCTAGTCCAGTTATAATAATTGTAGATATAGAATTAGTTACTAAAAAATGAGATCGTATTTTATATGCTTTAGTTATTTCGGTTTTATTAGAATCTCCAGTAGATCTAGTATAATAAACACTTACATAATCATACGATTTATCTATATCTTGTAAAGTAAATCGTATTAATTTAAAAGCATTTGTATCAGATAAAGCTCCAGTAGAAGATTGAGGTTCGTTTATATTTCCATTTAAGATAGAGACTATACCACTTTCGGCTACAAAATCAGTTTCATTTCCATCCGAATCTACATATTTAAAATAGAAAACATAATTCCCAATCTTTAAATTTCCACCGGAGAATACACCATTAAAATTAAGAGTAGGTATTCTATCTATAGTTTTATATAAATTTATTTCTCCTTCAAAAGAATTTTCATCATAAATATTTGTATCATTATTTCCAGATCTGTCAATAATCTTATATTTTTTATCTTCTAAAGGAGTGAATCTAGAATTTATTATTCTGGGAGAATTTAAATCATCAGTTAATACTAAATTAACTGATCCATCATAAGATTCTTGAATCTCTATATCTACTGGATGATTTATATCTAAATTTAAGTCTTTAGTAGTAAAATCTACTAATTCGTTTTTATAATACTCTACTATAAATTTATTGCTGTTAGAAATAGAAGAATCAGGATCTGATGCTATTGAAATTGGAGCAAAAATTTCTCTTGGAGAATAAGATCTTAAAGAATTAAATACATTTCCATCTGTAATAATTAGACTAGGATCAACAGTTTTTATATCAGAAGGTATTAATCCAGATGGATTAGTATTACTTATATATTGTAAAACATCTATACTAGTATCTGTCACATATGTAGTATATTCAGTAGGAATATAATCATATGTTTTTGTAGAAGAATTCCAGGTTTTTGTATATTCTACTATTTTAAGTATTAGTTCTTCATTATTTCCAGAAGAAGTTTTTATATAATATCTTCCCTTAGAATCTTTTAAGTATCTATCTTTAGATATTCTTAAATTATGAAATGGATTGTATTCGTAAACTACAAATCCCTCTGTTTGTATTACTTTATATAAAATATTAAATTTTACTGAAGGATTTAAATCTATTGTAATAAAATTTCTCATTATGGTAAATCCTTTATATTAATAATACTAACATTCTCATTATTTATAACTTGGAGAGCTTCTTTAAGATTTAATAAGTCTTCATTTGCAATATAAGGAACTCTTGCTAAATTAATATCTGCTGCTATATACATCATTTCTGAGTATGAAGGGTTTATTGTTTTAGTTAATGTTCCATTATCATATTGCATATTAAGAGGTATTGTTATATTATCTTTTTTAAGTATAACTTTATTATCTAAAGTTATATCACTAGTATCTATATCAGTTGCACTTGCTTGTCTATATTCCGATACTATTCTAGATATAGTAGAATTAAATAAATCTGTATAACTTAACGTAGTATTAATAGGAATTGGAGTTACATTATTAATTTCTGGGTTTATAGTATTAGAAATTATTACTTGGGAAATATTTTTAGAATCTTCTTCTTGTTTTAAATTTATTCCATCTATAATTGTTTGTAATGATTTTTTAGTTAAATTTCCATTATATATTTCTACTGGAGTATTCCCTGTAATGGAGTATTTAATATCTCCAGAAAGTTGAATATCAGAAGTATCATATTTAATAGTTGAAGAAGGAACCCAATAGTCTTTAGAATCGTTAAGTGATTTAATTTGTCTATATAAACAATTTTTAAATCTATTTAATAAAGAATCTATACTAGATTTATTATTATTATAAACTATTACAAATGGAAGCATACATATCATAGAATTTTTTTGTACTAAAAATCCTATATAGTTTATAGTTCCATTATCATCCTGAGAAAATAGTTTTGAATAAGATCCTCCTGTATCTATATTTTTAAGTACTGCATATATTTGTCCTCTTTTTCCTTTTGCCTGATCTGTATTAAATCCAATTAATCCTAAATTACTAGATCCAAAAAGATTTTGTATATATTTTAAAGTAGCAGTTTCTCCAGAATCCCCTATTTTATATAGACCCTTACTTTGTACAGATTCTGCTGTCTGTAGATAAAATTTTTCAGAAGTTCCTGGAACAGTAACTTGTATCCCAGATTTAAAATATCTCCAACTAATATAAATAGTCCCAGAAGCATCTATATCTGGATGTTCACCCTCATCAAATGTAGTTAAATTTGCAAAATATGTTTCTCTACTACTGTGTCCTCCATCAGCATATATTCTGAGAATAGTTCCTAAATCACCTTTAAATCCAAGATTAGAAGCTCGAATTTGTTCATAATCTATTCCATATGCTTTTAAGGATTTTCCAACTTTATCTGCGTTTATAATTTTTATTAATTCTCCTTTGATATCAAAAGATATTGTTTTAGTATTAGTATTAAAATTTATAGTTGGAGTACTTATAATATTACTACTAAATCCAGATCCATCTTTTAATATAGGAGTATTAAGGAATTCTACATTTACTAGATTTTGTGAAGTATCCAAAATTCCATACTTTAGTAGGTTTTTAAATTCGATTTTAGTAGAAGATTTAATATTTTTTAATATTTTTATTTTATCTTCATAGTTATCCCAATTTGGGTACTCACTTTGCTTAAGTAATAATGATGAATAATTAGAATCTACAGTTGGATTATCCTGTCCTATTATATCATAATTATTAAATTCTAAATTAGAAATATTAACATAATTATTAATATTAAAGGTACTAAAATTTTTAGAATTTTCAATAATTTGGGAATTATATTCGGAATTAAAAACTCCGTTAGTAAATAATGTGTTATATACATTATATTCTAAATAACTATAACCTGTATTTCCTATTTTTGATCCAGATCCCTCAGAATTTCTAAAAATATCTATTCCACAAATTCTACAAAGATAAAAGTTGTTATATCTAAGAGTCGCATATTTAGATTCGTTAACTCTAGTTTGAGTTCCTAAATTATTATAAATATATTGATTATTATTTTCAGTATATAAAGTTGGAGTTACTTTTATACAACAAGGTCCATCATAAAATACTAAAGTACATAATTTATCTAAGACGTCTTTTCCAGAATAAGATTTTCCATCATTAATACCTAAAGACTCTTTTGTAGTAGAATTTAAATTATTAGAATAATTTGGATCAGTATAATTATATCTTTGACATGCATCTAGATAAATAGTTTCCTTCGAATAATCTAATAATATATAATAATTATCTTTTGTTACTATATGAGTGTCTACTTTTAATCCTCCTCTATTAACATCGTTAAATTCAGGAGTGACTGGAGTTCCATCTTGTAAATAACAAGGTTCTACTTTTTCCGATCTATCAAAACATTTAATTGTTATAGTAGAAGATCCAGAAGATATATTGGATATAGGATATATAAGAGAAGCATTAGACCAAACATCATAAAATTCTATATAAAGTACAGAACATTTATTTTTCTTATTTAAAGTTCCTCTAGTTATAAAATCGTAAGTTATAGTAACTCTAGGATATTCTATTCCAGAAAAATCTTTTACAAATTCCGTTAAATATCTCCAAGTGGTAGAAGATTTGCTTGTCAGAAGTCCCAAATAATCTAGAGTATTAGAATAATTTAAAGAATTTTTAAATCCGAATCTAGAATAAGGTAAAATATTTATAGTATAACTAGAATCTTTATTTAATCCTTTTAATACACCATCAATTGTTATATTTTTTTCTGGAATAAATTCAAATCCATCTTTAGTTGAAGTATGCTTAGTTACTAAAGCTGTTGTATCTTGTTCACTATTTTCTAAAACATCATATTTAGTATCTGATTTATCTTTAGGAATTACTTTGATGTCCTGATCTATAATTATTTTAGCTCCGTAAATATTATTATAACTATCAGATTTACTATTTAAAGAAAATTCTAAATCATAAGTAGTATCAGTACTATTTATAATATTACCCAATTCTATAGAAAATTCGTCTACATCTTCTATTTCTACTACTATAGCTAAATATCCATTTAATTTATTATTGTATACACTATAAAAAGATTCATCTTTTACATTTTTTAAACTTATAGAATCAAAAACTTCTGTAGAATAGTAAAAAAATTTTGGATCTGTTTTTAAATATCTGGAAACTATATTTTCTATATAAGTAATTGATCCATCTTCTCCTATTCTAGCTAAATGTAAACTAAATACTTTTCTCACTCCACCGTTTCCATAAGTAGTAATATATCTATCAAAAAAATTATTAAAAGAAGCTTTTATGTCTTCTCCATTTTCTCCAGTTAAATATATTAAAAACTTGTCTCCAGGCCTTAAAATATTTCGTTCTATATCTCCTAAATCTAATTTAATATATGAAACTTGTAATCCTTCTGAACTCGGATTTTTATCATTATAAAAATTATTTTTAGATAGGATTGTTATTAAATTATCAGGTAATTCATCATTAGTAATATTTCTTTCAGGAGATGGAAAAGATCCAATTTCACATTCTCCTGTAAAAGGATTTTGAGATACTATATATATAATTCCTCCATATTGTTTTATTCCAAGAGGAATAAAATCAGGTTTCAATTTACATGTTTCAACTCTCCCATTTCCAGAATCATTCTGTAATATAAACTCATTACCATCGAAAGTAATCAATGTCCCATTTAAACAATCTGTTAATACTGTATTCGGAACTACAGTATCATTCATATCCATTAATAATCCTCCATTAAAGGAGTTTTGAGCTATTTCCATATTAAAATTCCGTTAAATCTTCTCTAGTTATATTATCAATTTTAGTAAACTCGTACCCATCAAAAGATCTTTTTAAGAAATATTCTGCATCTTTAGTAGAATAATTCTCAAAAAATACCTTATATCCAGGAATTCCGTATAATTTAACTCTAAAGAAATGGTCATAATTTAAATTAAGCAAGCACTCATCAAGCACTCTATATAAGCATACATCCCCAAAATTAAACGTAATATTTCTTTTATTTAAATAAATAGATTTAAATTTCTCCTCAGTTAATCCAAAATAACAATACCCCCACCATTTAGTTCTACGCTGTCTATATAAAAACCTCATCTTAGTAATCATCTTACTAATAGCGTATCTAATTTTGTGAGCAATACTTTGAAATGTAACTCTTCCAATGAGAAATTTAAACATCTTACCATCTATTTTACTAGATAAATAAACATCACTATTATTAGATATTACATAATATAAATATCTATTCCCATATTTAATAATAGTAGTTAAATCTTCTATACTAAATTCTGGGAATTTTTCTTGTAATATCGGGAGATAATCCTTTAAATACTTAATCTTATTAGCCATACTTATTACCACTATTTACATTATCAAAAAATTCTCTAGTTAAGGAGTAATTTAACATTACTCCTCTAGTTAAAGTTCCTTTCTTACCTTTCTCATAGAATAATTTAATTTGTGGGTATTTATACTCAGAATCAAAATAATTATACATTGTATTTGTAGAAGTCTTTAGATGATTTAAAAGTTCTTCTCCTTTAAGTATTTCAATCCCCAAAATCATTCTTTTTCTGGTTGTAAATACGAAAGTAGTACTATTTCTGATAATATCCAATATTACTAAATATAAAAAGTAAATATAAATCCTACAACACCATAATCGGAGTTCTGCACCATTTTTATAATTCTTTTTAAGCATTTTTCTAGATACCTCTAACTTCTTTAAATCGAATTTTTCAAACAATTCAGGTGCGGAGAATGTATAACTAAGAGAAGATATTGTTGTATTATTATATTTCATTACTTCTCTGGTTTAAATGATTTTCCGTAAGATTTTCTATCAAAACTAGTCATTACATCTAAAATCCTATTCATATCGTTTTGAGATACTTTTTCCGGAACTCTAGCTCTTTCACATAACCTAGCCCATTCTAATTTTATATTCTGAGCCATTTGATATGTATTAGGATCTCTAGTTCTAATAGCTTGTTTATATAAATCTGTATAAGCACAATATGCTGCAATTGCTTCGGCCTCTTTAGAATTTATATAAGGAAATCCTTCTTCATCTAGAATTTGTTTCCTATATAAAACTAATACATTCTTATAATCCTTATCAAATAATAAAGTATTTTCCCTCATCTGGTAATTTAATAATACTCCATAATCATATAATAAGGATTTATTATATTTCCAGTATTCTATATATTGTTCTATGTAATTAGTAATAACTTGAGGCCAACGTTGTTTATTAGATGTTTTTTGAGAGTCTATAAAATTCCCGAATACTGCTTCGATACTAGTAACATCACATGGGAGTTCTAATTCCCCGTTTACAACGTCTCCAACAAATTCCTTTATCTCAGTTTGTTTATTTCCTATCTTATCATATGCAATCATTCCTGAGGATTCAAATTCTAATTGGTCTATATTTAAACCGTAATTAGTTTGAATATATGTATATGCTGTGTGGAAGTTTAAATTCTTCATATATATTAAGCTTTAGCTACTTGATCATTTGGTAGGTTAGGTGCACTAAGGCTACGGTACCATCGTACTTTCTTTTCTGTAATCCTTCTCTTAATATCATTAGTCAAGAAGTTCATATTAGATACCTCTTCTGCATTACAACAAGTAAATTGTTCTAATTGTCTAGGATCTTTAAATACAGCTATTATAGATAATGTTTTAATCAACGGAGCATTAAATATATAACAATCATACATCCCATTTTCATTAGGTGCTGTATCTATATAAATATAAGGCTTCCTTCCTAACCACCTATTATATTTATGATACTGATAAGATATATCAGTATAAATTTTAAACGGAGTATTTCTATCAACAGTTCCGAAATACTGAATTGCATCAACTCCTAAATCTGTAACAATTTGAGGTATTTCTACATGAGGAATATTAGTCTCTCTAACATTTAAATTAGAATTACATAAATTACAATTCTCTATAGGTTTACAATCTACCTCTAAACAATTAATAGATGTAACTAAATCCTTAACTGGAAGAAGTCCTTTTAAAGCATATTCTTTTATTATAGTTAATCTCTCATCTACTATATCATCTTCTAACTGTTCAACAGATAAGGATATATTAGATGTAATACCTCTTAATCCTGATAAAATATCGTTTAAAATCGCAGAGGCTAATTTATTTAATTCCATATAGTATAATATTTAAAAAGGCAGATAAGAATATTATTATCTTACCTGCCTTTTATTAAATAATATATTTTCTTATATTAAGCGGTTACAGTTACATTAACAGTTAGTACTGTATCTGATCCTTTTTTATAAACTACAGCTACAGCAGACTCTGTAGCAGCTTTACCTGTAATTTCTGTTCCTTTAACAGTTACTTTACTAGGATCATTAGAAGTTACAGTATTGTATTCGGAAAGCTTAATATCTACATACTTCTTCTCTCCTACTTTTAATGTCATAGTTTGAGTAGTTGACTCTCCAGCTCCATTATCAGAAGCAACTTCGATATCATCCACAACTACTCCAGCAGCTTTTACAGCAGTTTCAAAATTGTCTGAGATAGTAGTATTAATCCAGAAAACAGCTTTAGTAATAGATACTAATTTTTCACCTACAGCACCCATACCAGTATGATCTCTTTCGCATTCATAATCAAATACATATTGATTATAAGAAGCTCCCGGTACAATCTTAGAATCATCATTATCCTGATTAAAGATACCAGTTCTGAGACTAGTCTGGATCTGTACATTTTTCAACATAGTCCAGTAAGTACCAACACCTTCTTTAGCAATTTGAGTATGGCTACCAGTTAAGATAGTTCTATATACTGGTTCTTTAGGATAATAATTACCTAAAGCAGCAGTACTAAAATCTTCTAATTTCTGTACTTCTAGTACATTAAATAACTGGAACTCATTAGCAGAAGTTACAGTAATTTTAGCACCATCAAGATCAGCTTTAAACCGAAGATTGTTATAGAAATTACCTTGTTTATTTATAATTTCAGCTAATTTTGAAGCAATATCAGAAGCAGTATCAGTACTAACTACATCTAAATTAGCATAAAACATTCTCCGACGCCTATCATCCATAGTTTCAGCGAAATATGAATCAGCAGATCCGGAAAGCTGCATACCAATAGCTAATCTAATATGATTTATTACACCAGCAGTTGTGGGTTTAACAGCATTAGTAATAGTAATTTCAGATATAGATACCTGAGGATTTGAAGCTGATGTCTTATATATCTTCCCACCTTTAATATTTGCAGTTTTATAATCTCCTACACGAAGAACCCTAAAACCTTGTTCACCACTTATCTGATTATCGAACTTATTAAGTCCACTAAGCGAATCTTTCGCACTATTAATAATTACTTCATTTACAAATTCAAACATGTTTTTAAATTTTATTTGTTAGGGGAAATTGGTGGAGCTATTGTTTGATTAACTATAGGATTAGTATTTAATCTAGGATCTCTATGTCTCTCTAAAAATAATTTCACCATAATATTTATTATCTCATAACATACATATTTAGGAAACTCTAAATCCTCTAGAATATCATCTTCGCTCTCTAAATCATTCGGAGTTAGGATTAATTCATTTGGATATTTAATATAATCTATAGATATATCTGAAATACTTATATCTTTATTATCTCCATAAAACAATTTCATAACAACAGGAGTTCCGGTTTTAATTTGTCCGGAATCATCGTTATATATGTAATAATAAGGTGTTTTATATGAAGGTTTAAAATAATAATTATTTAATATTCCAGGATATTTATCAGATGTTAATCTTCTCGCTCCCTTTTTAATTACTGAATTAGAATTACATTTAGAATTAGGATTATTAAATGTAATTACACAATTTTTAAGATGAAAATAATCACTAGGTAGAGTAAATAATATCTTATCTCCTTTATCTATTATACTTCCTCCAGATAAAGTTGCTGTCATATTTAATACTCTAAGATCATCATCCTCTTGTTGATTCATATCACAAAAGTTATATTTAGTATTTATATACTGAATAACACTTTTATAATAATAATAATTAAACTCGTCTAAGAGCATACTGGGAGCTTTTTGTTTTTCTAATTCTATAAGTACTGCTTGATAGACTTGTTTTAAATTCATATTATGTATTATTTACTAGCTTCACTAGTAGGTTTACTTTTATTTTCTAATGGAGTTTTTTCAGCATCTTCTAAATCTTTTAATATTTCAGAATCAGACTTAGAACCATCCAAAAAACTTTGTGTTGAAGATACTTCATTTTTTGCTTTTAAATCCTCAATTCTTTTATTATCCTCAGAAATAGCTTCTATAATTACATCTTTGTCTTTTACAGAAATTTCTTGAATCTCTCTTAAGATCCTATCAGTAATAAGTTTATTCTTAGGATTTTTCATAAAATCAATACAAGAATCAGCATCTCTACCTATAATATCATTATCATTATAAGTATATAATCCAGCTTTCTGTCGTAAAATACCTTTCTGTTTAGCATATGTAAATGCTATTAGGTATTTAGTATCATTACTTTCGAATAAAGAAATAATCTTGTCAGCATCTTTCTTAGCAATTTCTGTTAAGAATTCTTCTATTTCTTCATCATAAGCATCTTTTATATATTTACCTAAAAGCATTGCTCTAATTCTTAAAGCATCTCTTGAGGCGTTGAAGATATAATTTAATGCTTTATTTAATTTCCTTGAGGCCGTATTACGTTTCTTAGTATCCTCAATAATACGTTCTACATAATAAACTGCTTGAGGTCCGATTTTCTCCTCCGGTCCTACTAACATCTTACCATTTTCATCAAATTTCCCTTTATTATCAAAAATAAGATCAGAGAATTTAATAGCTTCCCACTGCTTTGCTTTTATAGGATTACTCAAATCAAATTCATCCCCATCTTTAATAAAAAATCTATCAGTAGTACGAACGAAGTAATCCAAAGGATTATCATCCTTACCTAAGATAATATTTCCGGATGAATCTACATTTCTAACACAAGAAGGATACTCTCTTGTTAATGGATTTTTAACTGGGGAAATTGACATCCCAGCGTGATTAGGACCAAAACGGCTACGTAAATGTATTACCGTATCTAATTCTTCTTTTAAAGCAGTTACACTTATACTCATATTCATTGATCATTAAATGTTTAAATTTAAAATAAAGAGGGTTGTTAGCCCTCTTTATATTTATTATAGCGGATTCTGTCTAAAGATAACAGAACGATAGGGTGCGTATACTGATACGCCGCTGTCATTTATATTTAAATAAGATCGTTACTCTTATTTGAGCAAATGCTCCACTATGTCGCCATAGTGATTAGACTATATCTTTAACTTAATCTTTGATATATTTAAATACAAATCCATGTGTTTTATTTCTAAAACCTTTAAGAACCTCTCTACATTTAGGATGTTCTTTTGCACATTCCGCAACTGTTCTCCAGATTTTTATTAAATTTCCATCTAGATCATATTGTCCAACTTTACAACCTTTATCTAAGGAAGATGGTTCGTATTTTTTAAAAGTTGGTTCGGTGTAATGTGTCCATAAACAGTTATTATATAATTCTCCAGATTGAATAGCTTTTTTTATATCCGACTTTTTACATTTAGTTTCTTTTGAAGCGTCAGATAAATTATAAAAAGTCTTTATTAATTCACCATTAGGATTATATATAGATACAAATTTTATTGTCCTATTGTCTATATCTGTTTTTATAATATCCCAAATCTTTGTTTTATCTTTTATATAATAACAGTAATCTAATAATTTAGATTTTTGAACTGCTTCATCTACACATGCTCTAGAGAACTTAGTTTCTTGAATAATTTGATTTACAGAATTCCAAGTTTTTAATAAATTTCCGTTTATATCATATTGATATATTTCAGATCTAATACTTTTAGTATATTCTGTTACATCAAGTTTATCAACCTTTTCTCTAGACCAATAAGATTCAAATGCAGAACGTTTATCATTTATTGCCATTTTAAACCTAGCTGGATTACATTGGAAATGTTCTACCGCAAATTGAAATCCATCCCATTCTTTTACGAAATTTCCTTCGAGATCATATTGATATAATTTCTCGTATATAGATCCTCCAATTCCTCCTAAAGCTATATTATATGTATCCTTTCTTTTCACAAAGTCTAATGTAACTAATTCAGCCTCTTTATTATAAGCTTCTTCTTCTGTATCAAAAATAAAGAGTATAGCTCGTTTGAAATTTTTATATCCATACTTCTTTACAGCATTTTGGAAAGGTGTTTTTGGATCTTTAATAACTCCTCCAAGAGAATGTTTAGTAACTCCATTTCCTATATAACCGTCAAAAACATCAGGATCTTCTGTCTTATGTACTCCAATATAAATTTTGTTATTTACTAAGCACGTTGTGCAATAAACGATATATTTCATTATGTTTGTATTTAAATAGTTTTACTTATCAGTTAAGTTATTTCCCATTTCCCTATCACTTGATAGGTACGTCACAAAGGACTAGTCGTTGAACCTAAATTATACCTGTCCTATTAAGGCTCTTAGTATAATCCTTGGCTGCTGATTGTCTAAGATAGAGTTTCCAGCAATTAAGGAAATTTTTTGTATTAGTATCACTACTAATAGGGGACTAAGCAGCGAAATGTAAAAATCCCCAGTAAATCATCTTCTCGAGCGTTTCTCCTGACCGTTTCCGTCAAGAATCTTCATGTTTCCATGAAGTACAGACTATATTATCACTCCTAAGAGCGTCTCCTCTTTCGAACTTACTTAAGTTCTATGCCTATTTAATAGGACTTACTAGTCGTTGAACCTTTTTCTTTATATAAAGAAACTTGGCTGCGGATTGTCTAATATTTAACCTTATTACTATACCGAAGTAGTTACTTTCGCCATATAATTATCACTAATTATATTTAGTAGTTAAATCTCTAAAGATATTCCCGCAATTTAGGAGATTAGGATCCAAAATGATTCAGATCCCGCAACTGGTGTGCTAGCGGTTCCTCCTGAGATACCGTCGATTCCGCCCACTCCAATTACATCAGTTTTAATCATATCACAGCCCTTGAACGTCCAAGATTCAATAGCTGGTTTTCCGTTAGCTAAGTCCGGAGTTAAGTCAAGAATAAATCCAAATGCTTGATCAGGATATTCTATATTTAAAGCCTTATCCGGCATGAAAGTAATCGTATTACCCTGATATTCATAGCTAACAAAAGTATTACCTACTTTAACACCATCAACCGTTTCACCTACTTTCTTCTTCATACCAGAAGATTTACTATACATCAAAGTAGCAGTAGGAGTCCACCTTCCGATTTCATTCATCAAGTTATCACCAACCTGATTCCAAAGTAAAGAGTTACAGATTAATACGTAATCATTACCAGTTAAATTCTTTGCCTTAGAGGTTAAGAAACTTAATGCTTCTTTGAAGTGTGAAGTAAGTAATTGATCGAAAGAGATTAAGTATGCGTATCTTTCTATTTGAGGAATTATCAATTTTTGTTACCCTAAACAAGTTTACTGTTTAGTTCATGTACTTCATTTAATACATGTTCAGACTAGGTCTTCATCCAAAATTTTGGATGCTCTCTGTTCGTGGATTTATAACTATTCGTTCTCTTGCATTATTTTATACTGTAAGGATGGAAGAATATAAGGTCGAAGAAGATTACTTAACTTTCTTCCCTCTTTAGTTCTACATTTTATATAATATTTAGTAGATCCATCTTTCATTACTTTTGCAATTTTATACATTTTAATTCCATACGTAGAAAATAACCAAATTATATTTTCAGTATCTTCTAAAGAAGTATATGTATATAAATGAAAGCTATGAGATCTAATTTTTCCGGTTTTCTTATTTCGATCAATTCCGTGACTTCCGTCATCCATCCACCATAATGCTATAGCTTCTGGAGTTAAATAACTTAATAATTGTTTAGAAAATACCTTAATTTTATTCTTATAGATCCATTTATATAGTATTCTAAAATACCGATGGCCTTTAGATAATTTATATTCGTCGTGATATAAATCCTTTCTATGATAAAGTTTAGGTTCTTTACAATTTAAAAGTTTTGAAATTAGTTTAGCTTTATATAATATATAATCGTATTGTTTATGTGAATGTGATATTTCTAAAGCTATTCCGGAATTTGGATTTAAATGTCCATCTCCTAATATTAATCCTATTAATAATGCTTTTTTATTTCTTTCCATACGAAGTAATTATTTTACATACGAAGTAATTTTATTTAGTTATAAATCTAGTCGTTACACTCGCCCATTAGATAAATTAAAATCTAACTGCTTGGCTCGGCATTGGCATCTCAGCTTTTCGCCGAATTAAGAGAGTGTTTCATAATTAATTACTTAATTAAGCGGCTAAATTCCAACCGTCTCCAATATAAACGGGTCTCTGCGTTTGCGGATCCACGATGGTAGTTTTTCCGTTGGCATCCACTGAACTACGTGCCCAAAGATCATGTTTAGCTTTAACTTCCAAGAAATTCTCAATCAAGGTCTTTTCCATTGAAGTCATAGTAAACAATTTCTCACTTCCCTTAGTTTCTGTATCACTAATTTTCAAGAATACATCTTCATTAGCTAAATAAGCTTGAGATGCATCAATATCATTTCTATGTAAGGTCAAGTAATTACGATGAACCTCCATATTAGACTGATATTTTGTAGCGTTAGTACTTTATATCACTATAAAGATTAGACTATATCTTGATCTTATATAATTAATTTTTCTTATTATTTATTTTAGTATGTAATTCTTCATATGACAATTTTTCTATATTAGAAAATTCTTCCTCATTAAGATGCCTAAAAGAATATCCTTTACATTTTTTCCTTTCTCCAGTAATAACTTTTTTGGCATTTTCATATCCTGCTTTTCTACATTCGGTTAAACATGAATATACTTCTAATAATTCTCCAGTTTTATAATCAAATCTACCTATAGGAATTTGTTCGAATTGATGATTTGTTATATTCCCAACTCTAGGTCCAGTATACTTATTTTTAACATATTTTTTCATATACGGAAGTTTTTCATGAGATAGCTGGAATCCATGAAATAAATATCCTTGTTTAATAGCTCTAGATACATGTATTCTATCTGTTGCATTTAAAGCTTCACATAAACTATATATAGAAGGATATTCAGAAACAAATTCACCTTCGGTATTATAAACATAAATAGTTTTTGCATTCCAATTAGAATCAGATCCTCCATATCCACCTAAAACTTTATTATAAGTTTCAGGATCTTGAACCCATTCTCTATTTACTAATTCTGCTTCTAATTTATAAGCATCCTCTTTATTATCAAATTTAGCTAATGTAGTTCTTCTAAAGTTTTTAAAACCAAATTCTTTAACTGCATATTGAAAAGGTGTTTTAGGATGTTTATATGTTCTAGGATCTCTCATATTTACTCCTGATCCTAAATAACCATCAAAGACGGTATCATCTAAAGTTTTATGTACTCCAATATACTTTTTATTATTAGCAAGACAAATTGTCATATATACTATATACATAGCAAGTAAAATTTATTATTAATTATTAATTATTAAGACCTTCTCCACTTCGAGAATTTAAAATTCCCTACTCCATATTGGATAGTCGTTGAACGTTCCGTATAAGTTTCTGTAGTTTATTTTACTGTAGCTTACTTTATATACGGCTTCGCTGCTGATTGTCTTTAAGTAGCAGATTAAAGATGTCCCAGCAATTCAAAGAATGTTTCAATATTTATTACTAAATAAAGGGGCCTACAATTTAACCCAAAATCGTGATAATCAAACGGATGAGCATTTGATAAGAAGTGAGTAGTCATACCAGGTTGACACGCAGAAGTATCAAGATACGACATATAATCAGTATCGATTAATCGAACAGTGTATTCATAATATTTATTACTTCTCCAAATTGGACGAGCAGTAACATAACACTGTTGATGTGATTTATCTATCACGAAAATATCATGTTTATCGTAGTATTTTTCTTTAAACAACATCCGAATTTCAGTTCCTCCAACACCATCGCCTTCTGGAACAGCAACAAACGGAATACGTTTAATGAACCTATTCTATTTAAAGAACTTAGACTATATCATTTACTTATTAGTATGATATTTAAAGATATAATCTTTATAATATCTATCCCCCATCTGGATATTCTTTAATTTATTTGATGGGATATTGTATTTTTCTCTTACTTCTTTTATAGTATTTAAAGTCTCTATATAATTCCCAAATTTATCATACACATCAATTATCATTCCATTAGAATAACACTTTTGTGGAACTTTAAATACTTCTGTAGTAGATATGTAATAATCCTTATACCATCCCTCGTTATAAGATAGTATATTCCGAATTTTAGTCCATGAATGAAGATTTATAACCTTCATTACTTCTTTCCCTTTAAATCTTCCTATATAATTTCCTTCTTTATCATATACATAATAAATAAGATTCTTACAACTTATCCTAGCCTTCGGAATAAATTCATCTACTAACTTCTTAGATATATAATATTGATTCTGTACTAGAGACTGATTTTTAATAGCTTTACTTATATCTAATATTCCTATATATTCAGCACATTCCTTTTCTGATTGAAACTCATTTAAGAGCTTCCCTTTTTTAGAATATAAATATACAGAAATAGGTGGATTAGATTTCTTACAATATTTAATAACATCTATCTCTGGTTCTAATGCCCAATAAGAATTAAGAAATTCATATTTCCTATCTATAGCATATTGAAACTTTTTAGGAGATTGTCCATAAAAATCATATGCCTCTAAAGAATATTCCCATTTCTTTTGTAACTCTCCAGATGTGTTAAATTGATAAATTGTTTTATATGAATTTGTATTTAAATAATTGTAAGTATAATCCGCTTTTAAATACTCGGCATTTATTAATTCAGATTCTTTATTATATGCCTCCTCCAGAGTATCATAAATATATAAAGTAGTTCTCTCAAATGCTTTTGTTCCATACTTTTTAACAGCATATTGAAATGGAGTTTTTGGGTACATATAAGTACTTGGTTGATCTATATAAACTCCACACCCTAAATATCCATCAAAAGTATTAGGATCATTTGTCTGATGCACTCCAATATAAATTTTATTTAACTCTCCAACTTTAGATTTTAAATTTTTAGTAAGATATACAATATATTTCATAAGTAATTCAGTTTTTTAATCTTATTTAAATAATAAGATTTACAGGTTTCCCCTAGTCGTTGAACACTGTCTTCATCAAGACCATGCTGCTGATTGTCTCTAGTAGCAGTAGAGAGTTCCCAGCAATTTAAAGAATTTATTGTGAACCTCATTGATTCACATCCACGTCCCATTCGATAGCAAAAGCATCAATACTCTTACGTCCGGGCTTAGGAATATCTTGATAAACCATATTTTCAATTCTCTCAGTTAAAGCTGATACAGTATGTCCGGGACATAAAGATGCAGCTAAACCTACTCTATGAGTAATTCGTCCCAAGAATTGGGAGAAGTCATGAAAAGTTCTTGAGCCATTCATATTGGCTCGATTTGAAATGTATTCTGCTACAAACATTTTAAATTAAATTTAGATCTAATCCTTTAGGTTAAGAAAACTTTTTAAATCTGAATTTTCTATTTTATTACCTTTACCTGTTGATAGATTAGATGTGTTATTACTACGTTTTTTATTTTTAAGTTTACTTAATTTCTCTAGTCTATTCTTTAGGTACTCTTCATCGTTAAGTACATTATTATAATGTTCATGAATAGCTTCAATTAGTTCGTCTCCATGAGTAGCATAAAATGCTAATTTAAATAATGTATCTGGATTATCTAAATCACTTGCAAGTTTTGTCCTTCCCGTAATCTGGGGTTTAGTTATATAATCCATTGTACTATCTATATCTGATTCTTCAAGGTCAAAACCTCCAATAGTCTTAATATTTTTTCCAGCCTCTCTAAGAGTACCTATTATCTTATTTAATTCTTCCTCAGATAACTGAGAGTCTTGTTCTTCTTTCTGTTTAGCTTCGGCAGCTAATCTTTCTTCTTCTGCTTTATATATCTCACGTAATTTATTAACCTTTTTCTCAAAAGATTCAGAATTTTCTTTAGCTTTATTTACTTCATCAACTAATTCATCTTCTGTTAAAATATCTCCGTAATTATTTTTTATATATAAAGCATATATATCCTCATCTGATAATTCATCTACCTTATAAACAGCTCCTTCATTTGCTAAATATTCCTCAATTCCTTTCTGTTTGTAATAATTTACTAAAGATTCGGAGTTAAGATTATTTTCACGCATAAATGTAAGAAGATTTATCTCATCATCGTCTAGGTTATAATCATCTTCTTCTAAATTAAGAAGTTCTATTTGTTCTTCTCTGCTTAACTCAGTAAATGGGACACTGTGAATTACTCCGGTTTCAGTATCCTCTATTTTTATATTATTAAAATCTATTCCTCTAGATTTAAGAACAGACTCTAATAAAGATTGTTCGTCTATAACAGGAGAAGTATTCTCCTCTGTATTAACTTCCTCTTGGGAAGTATCTTTTTTACCATCCACATTCTCCTCAGATGATTTTTGAGGAGTAGATTCTTCGTCTAATGAGTTGAAGATATCTAAATCATTTTCATATTCCATATACAATATTTATTACAGAAGTTCTATATATTCCCCAAACTCTGCTAAAGACTTCTTTCTAATATTAAAAGGAGTAGAGGAAATAGTTTCTTTAAGAGAATTTTTATATTTATCATCCAATTCAAATGATTCCGATTCTACATTCTCTTCTAAAATTTTCATAATCTCTAAATCTCTTTTAATTGTAGATAAAGTTAAAGCTTTTTGGCTCGGAACTTCATAACAAAATAACATTAAACTTACATAATTAGCCGGACGCTGTGCATCCACTTTAATGTCAATAGGCTTATTTTCAATAATCATAGTTCATTAATTTTTAGTTATTCATCCACAAAAGTAGATAATATTTGTATGTAATACAATAAATAAATAAAAATTTTATTTTTTAATTTTATACGATTGTATCTTTATCTTATCTTTAAAACAATCAGATGTTGCAGTAATTTTACTAATATAATGATTCCGGAATCCTATTGTACTATATCCGAATTCTTTTCTTTTCCTAAAATTATACCAATATATAATATCTCTATAGTCTATTATAGTTATATTTATATCAAAATCTAAAGAATCTATAGTAAGATATAATTTCTCATTATTAATTTCCAGAGTTTCATGTAATGTAATACAATCAATAGATTTAATTATCGGAATACAAGTATCTTTTATTATTTCAATATTATTTAATATAGTATCTCTAATTACTTTAGTTGTGTTTATATTAGCTTTAATTACATTGTCTAATTGTTTAATCTTTAAATCTTTTTTCTCTAATTCCGATTTAAGTAAAGAATCCTTTGATAAAATTATTCTTTTAAATTGTTTCTCTGTTACGATATGTACTTGTTGAAGAGAATCTATTGTACATAATTCTGAGGTATGAATATCTTTTAAATCTCTAATTTCTCTAGATTGTTTATCTACTAGTTTTATTAAATATATTAAGGATATGATAAAGATTCCTAATGTAATATATTTAATTAGTATTGTTTTCATTATTATTAGATTTATTTATATTCTTTCTCCATATAGATGTAATAGTGTCAGCTCCTAATAGAGTAGTACTACATATGAAGAGCATATCTACTATTTCTGGGGATTCTGTTACTTTTATTGTGCACCATATACATATAAATAAACAAACTATCCACCCAAAAAATCCACATACTCTCTTAGAACTTAATCCTGAATGAGCTGTGAACATCTTAATAAAGAAATTGTTACAGTTCATCTTATTTATTTAATAAAGTATTTAATTTAGACAGTATAAGAGTTAATAATTCATTATTCTCTTTTACATAATCTAATATACATAATATTTGTTGGGATTGGGGACATTTATCACATCCTTTACATTCCCTTAAAGAATCTTCCATATTATTAAGCGTCTATTGTTAAATATTCTGCCATATTATATTATTTTAGCTCTTTGTTTTAATCTATGCACATCATCTTCCAAAGATTGGATTCTATCTTTTAAGATAGTTAATTCTGAATGATTTTCCTTAGTAAATATTTTATATAGAAATATTTTAATTTTATTTAGTAACATATTAATTTAATTAATATCCTATAGCTAACCAAAAAAATTCACTTCTGGTATTTACTGGAGGAGTTCCTACTAATTCTACTGTACATGAGGAATTTGTGAAGGATTTGATGGTTAAAACATCTCCTTTAGACCAATAACCATAATAGTTATTAGGAGTGAGTTGCACTACACAGCATTTAGTAGGAAATGTTTTTGGATACGATACTGTTGCAGTCATACTTCCAGTATTAAGGTTACCAAGCCCTGACTGAATTAATATCCCCCCCCTTGTAAGATATCTGCTCTTGTAGGAGTTGCTTTAGAAAATATATTATTTAAATTATCCTTTGTTATAAATTCTTTTGCCATATTTAAAATATTGTTGTGTAAGTATTTCCTTTTTGATTTAAAGTTGTTCCGTAAAGAGTTCCTTTATAATCTATGATCTCCAGTTGTGGATTATTTGTGTTTAAAACTCTTAAAGTCTCTCCGGTGTAGATATCCATAAATCTGTAATTAGGCGAATTAGATCCGGCTGATACTTGCAGGCATGATCTTCCATTATATCTTATCGCTCTTGCAAAATAGGTGTTATTCATTGAACTGGTACCAAATTGTACAGGTTTGAGTGATGAGGAAGACAGCGGGTCCCAATAATTATGTATACCTATAGTTCTTTGTGACTGTTCAGCCATTATAAGAGAAGAGTATGTCGCTTCGTCTGATGACAGAGGTGTCATGTCCAGCATCCATAGATAGCAAAGAGGAGATACATCAGCCCCCTTTGTATAACTAACACTATTATTTGTACTGTTAACCTTGATAACAGCCATATATCTGTAAATACCGGAGGCATTAAAATAAGCTTCATGGACATTTCCATTTCTTCTAACAAACCCGAAACTTCTCGGATACTTAAAGGTAGATCCTGTATAGGAACCTATAGGATTTAATCTTCCATTCCCTATCCTATACACTCTGTACTGAGTTGTGGAATGGGAAGAACTTCCTGCACTACAAAATAAATAATCCCCTGACAGAGCGACAGTGTGAATAGCATTCCAGTAAAGAGTGGTTTTTGTGCCAAGAGTTATAGGAGCTGTTATGATTTGTCCGTCAATTACCACTCCGAATGTGATATTATTAAGATCCGTGCTAAAGCTAAAAGGTATTCTGGAATCAGATCTGTTTGACACAATACCTATACGGCAATATCCATTTCTCGGAGAAATATAAGTATTTAATGTTTGTATATTATCAATTTGCTTCTGTACTTTCGATAGAGGTATGAATTCCATAGAAGAATAAGAGGTTAATAAATCCTCTCTTGCTCCTCCGGAGATTGCCTGAATTTTAGCTACAAATTCAGACCCCCCTCCCCCCCCACCTATAGAAGATCCTAAAATATTATTTGTCTGTGCTATAGTAGCAAAGTCTTCTACTTCAATTTCTTTGTTTCCTGCCATAAATTCTTTAAATTATTTAATTCCTGTTCCAAATATTTAATCCTTTCCTCAAAGGCTTCTTTTTCTATTTCCCTTAATCGATGCTCTTCCTTAAATGCTTCTTGTAAAATTATAGGATATCTTTCATATGAAAAGGTTAATATTGAGTTATGTAATTCTCTAGTTAATTCTGGATAGTATTTATTCCAGTATTGAGCAGAAGTCCCAATAGATATATCCTTTTCATCCATCCAATTATATTTAAATCCAGGAGAATTTAATACTAAAGATAATACTCCAGTTATAGCTTCTATATTGTTTTTATATCTAATATCAGATACAGAAGTATCACCAGCTCCAGCTAAATGAACTGTGTGTTTGGTAAATATTATCTCATCTTGACTATTAATTTTGGCCATTATTGTTTCAGGTGTTTCTCCGGAAGAATTCATTAATGTATCTACATCAGCCCTTAAACTAAGAATATTCTGTTGTAATGGAACTAAATCAGATAGATAAGATATTTCATTATCTCCCCATGTAATTCTTCTATTAAAAGTGCTAGGTATATTAAACACGTTATTAGTCCCCTCTTTATTTGGAATCCATACTCGAAAATCAGTATCCATACCTAATATCGACCAGTTTATTTCTTTTATAGAAGGTGCAGATAATTTAAGCATTCCGTTTATCTCACAATCTCCTTTTAATCTTATATATCTACAATACACTTTTTCAGAATAGACTCCGTATATATCAGAACCTAATAAAGTATCAAAATATATAGGATCTCTAATACCTTCTAAACACCCTAATCTTAATCTAGGAGATAAGGGTGCAACTTCATCATTTATACCTAAATAAGATTTATCTAAACATTCTCCAGTCTTAGGATTTGTTTCTCTAATACTATGTAAATATAAAGAATCTTGAGTTTTTAAATATAAAATATCCCCAACTTCTGGAAGTTTTTCTAATTCTCTCTTTCTTTCCTCATCAGTAGTTTTATCTAAATACTCTTCTAAATCCCTATCTAAAACATTCCCATCGATAGTAGCAACTATATTACATCCAGAAATTGTAAAAGTACCCTCATCATAAATCCATTCTAATTTTTCAATCTTAATTCTTCCTTTAGATATTATTTTAGTAGTAGGAATTAAAGTACTTACATCAATCCCTTCCTCAGAATTTTCTGGGATTTCTACATTATATCCATAAGAATGCTTCTCAAAATATAAATAATCTCCTATTTTTATATTATAAATCCCATTTATAGATATCTCATATTTAATAGGAATAACTTCTCCAGATTCTCCAGATTCTTCTTCATCAGGAACTATTTCAGATATACTAGATACAATTCCTTGTGGTTCAAAGAAATAATTAGTATTTAATCCTCTAGTAATAAAATCCTTCTCTTTAGATGAACTATCCCCAAACGGGCCTTTAGCAGAATTTCTCACTATTAAATTATCTACTTCTAAAGTCCATTCGGAATTTATATTCGCTAATCTATATCCAGCCATTCCCTCTATGAAATTATCAGATATTATTCCAGAATTAAGAACAGCTTTATCTTTCACATATATATTTCCATCTACCTCAAAATTATAGTTATAAGTTGGGGGATATCCTATAGATATATAATTCCCATTTATATATGTAACACCTTCCTTAGAATTAAATTTAATACCAGAAGTATTGGTATCTAAAGTTACTCCACTATTATTAACTATTATATCTAAATAATCATTCTGATTTTTTACCCGCATCCCATTTGATCCTATTACATTAAAATCTCTGGGTCCATGAAGATTATTTTCTAAATTAATAGTTACTTTATCCTTAACTATTCCTCCAGAATTAAGACTCAAATATAATTCTACTAAAGTCCCATTATTATTATAATAATGAACTTTATCATCTGAATTAAAATAAACAAAATCAATAGGTAAAGTTGCAGTATTATCTTGATTATTAATAATAACTTTTAAATTTCTCTGAGCAGTTCTAATCTGCTCTAGAGTAAGATCTTGATTATAATTAATAGCTAAATAATCCTCAGAATTCTCTATATCATCTCTTTTAGATAGCACTGGATATAATACTCTATTTATTTGAAAATAAATAGCATCTTCCGATTCTACAAAATACCAACCGTCAGCAGTTCCTATATCACTTTTATTCTGAACAATATTTATACTCTTATCATTACCATCAGTCTTAGATATCTTTCCGTTAGAAATAAGATCCAAGAAAGCATTTCCGAATCTAACTTTTACATTACCTTTTCCATTAAGAATTATATCGGTATCAGCAGATCCAACCATTAAATATGGCTTTCCTAGAATCTTTTCTACTTTAATAAGTTCTCCCATAAAAGTACTTTATTATATTTTACAAATATAATAATTCTAGGTAAAGAATCCAATAATTAGTATATAATAAAAAAAAGAAGAGAATCTCTTCTCTTCTTTCATTTTAGATAGTTAATCTCTATCTTCCTTATGTTTATGTTTTAAATGCTTCATATAATGATAGAAAGCTTTTCCCTCTGGAATAGCTTTATCACGTAACCATAAATATGTAAGCTTAGCACACATTTGAATATCGTCTTTACATAAATCCTTAAATAAATGATAACAGATATTTAATGCATAATGCCAATCATGTTCATTAAAATCCTCAAACTCAACTCCGAATTTTTTAGCGACTTGTTTTGATTCCTCATATTCAAATTCAGCTTCTTTTGCTTTATAATCTTCCATAATACATTCAAGAGCTTCTTCACATAAATCTTTTGTGAAATGAGGGCCATTAATCATTTCATAGAGTTTAAATTTAATTATATGATACATTTCAGGACATTCCTCTTTTAAAGATTCCATTGTATCAATAAATTTATCCTCTAAATCTTCAAATAATTCAGAATCATCATCTTCATCATCTTCGAATAATCTAGATCTTTTATGTTTGTATTTATATTCTTCATCATCTTTCTTAAACTTCTTATTAGTTCCTACATATTCCTCATCACTTTCCTCATTCTCGTTATCTTCTCTAAATCCTCTATATTTCTTAGATTCTTTAGCTTCGTATGGATAATGTTTCTTATAGGATTTCTTTTTACTTCCCATCTCCGACATCTCCCGTAGTAGTTTCTTCATTCCTTCGATTGATTCCATTGCTTATAATTTTAGTAAGTTCTTCAATTTTCTTTTCTAAAGCTAATATCCTATTATCATCAGAAGAAATTCGTCCAAGTGAAGGATTATCCCCTAATAATTCTTGTTCTACTTTTTCACATTCTTCTACTATTTTATTATATCTATCTAAAGATTTAAGTTGATTAGTAGCGTCAGTTTTCCTTACTCTGATTTCCTGTAATACATCCTCTTTAGTGATACATACAGTACGTGTATCAGCTCTAGCTATAGACATATCCCTAGTTACAGTAAATGGGAATTGAACACCATTAAATAATGCGGTAATAGTTAAACTCTGAACCGGTTGATTAATTCCGGTCTTCTGCATAAGAGTTTGGTATACATTATTTAAATTCTCTTTAGGAGGTTCATTAACAATAACTGTTTGGACTAATCCTTTTATATAAGTTAAATCCTTTTTAAATTGATTATAATCAATTAAATATAAAACATCACCTGGTTTTAATTCTCCGAAATTCATAAGATATTATTTTATTTAAATATTAAACATTACGCACCAGGAGTAGCTGCTACAGCAAACTCTAATGCTACATTTCTTGAAAATTTATTAAATGCTCCATCTGGACATCCACCACAAGTATTAGTAAACGTTTCAGCATCATTTAAAGTAGTTGTGGTAGTTATAGTAGGAAGAGTACCTACAGAAGGAGGAGTAGTTAATTCTAGAGGAATAGTTATAGTATACTTCTTCACAGTAGTTTTAAGAACTGAACAAGAAACAGGTCTATAAGTTATCGTGTGCACTAGCGAATAATTTAATAGAAACACATTAGAAGTACCTATTCTAGTTATAACAGGATCTTCGATAGTAATTGTACTGGAAAATCCTTCTCTACATATTAAAGATGGGAATCTTTCTACTATTTGGAGATAAGTAACTCCTTCATTAACGAATCCTTTATTATTTATTACACTCATAACAGTATTGTATTAAATAAGGGAGATTTCTCTCCCTTATGATGTTAATATTTAAATTAAGCAGGAGTTACAGTTGTCGAAGCCGAACATCCACACCCATTATTGTATCCGTTATTATATCCATAGGGATAAGCTTGGTAAGCAGGAACTGGTCTCGGAGGAATTATACATTCGAGATAGTCCAATTTAGCGGTAATAGGATTAATTAAAGCTTGTAAAGCGTTATATTGCTGTAAGGTCTGAACACTGTTATTCAATTCAGCATTTCTAGTTTGAAGAGCTTCGATCTTGTAATCACACATCATGTCTTTAATAGACTGGAATCCTTGGTTAATAGCTATAGTCTGTGCATCTATTTTAGATCCTACATTAGCAAAACCTTGGTTCATGTTATTATTTATATTACAAGTTTGTTCCTGACAACGTAATTGTTCCTGATAACCTAAACTAGTTAAATTTAAATTAACAGCATCTATCGATCTCTGAGTAGAGCAGCAGCATTGATTAATAGCTTGTTCAATAGAACATCCAGTAGATTGAACAGTACTTAAGATAGCACTATTAGATGAACAAATCTGATTAATTATATCCTTCTGTCCAAGACCTACAGTCTGACTTACCTGATTAATAGCATTCTGAATTGCGTTAGTATCACAATTTAACTGAGTAGCTAAATTCTGTACAAAATTCACATTATCTCTAGATGCAGAATTAATGGCAGTTAGTAAGTATTCATTAGATAATGCTGACTGTACTTCCGGAGTTCCAAAACCAGCACCGAATCCATTACGCCCAAAGCCACCAAAACCACCATTACAGAAAGCTAGGATAAAAATAAGCCAAACAGCCCATTGACCTCCCCAACCATCATTATTATTTCCATCTTTAGATAAAGCTAAAAGACCTGCTAAATCATTTATTCCACTACCAGACTTTCCAGCTTCTGGAATAAAATTAAAAATATTAGGCATTCCATTGCCCATTTCGGTAAAATTTGCCATAGATTAAATAAGTTTAAATTAGACATAAAAAAACTATCTTCGCGCTCTGATTGTTTTCATAGCACAAAGATAGTTAATATATGATTCATTTAAACGTATTCTCTATCTGTAGCTCACACATGTGATATTTTAATTTAAATTCTTTATCGTAATTCTTTAGATATTCACATTTATTTACAGCTCTTATTATAGTAGAGTGATGTTTATTATAAATCTTAGATAAACGATAGAAGGAGATTCCATATTTAACGTGTAAGAAATAGAATAAGATACTTCTAGCATCTGTATGAGATCTAAGCTTTCTATTATCTCTTAATTCTTCTATCGTGATATTAGATATTATACTTTCTAATCTGTTTATTATTTCTTCCATAGAGATCATATTTAAATTTTATATATCCCTAGTATCAATAAGTATATATAAGCTGATATGTCTATGGAACGATATTTATATTAGTAAATATAATATATAAGGTTATTATATCAATTTCTGTATTAATGAGGTTAAATCATTTAACCTAGTATTTAAAGAATCAATCTCTTCTTTAAATCTCTTCTTTTCCTCTTCTCTCAATCTATGTTCTTCCTTTAAAGCTTTTTGTAGTACTACTGTATAACGTTCGTAAGAGAAAGTTTTTGTTCCATCCTCCATCTCATGTACTAATTCCGGGATTTTATCTTCCCAATATTGTGCTGAGGTACCTATAGAGGTAGTTGTTTCATCCTTCCAGTTATATGTAAATTCTGGAGCATTGAGGACTTTATTTAAAGTATCATCTGGTAAAGAATTAAAATTAGATTTGAATCTTATATCTGATGTAGATTGTAACCCTGCTCCAGCTGAACATACTACATGCTTCGTAAAAGTAATCTCGGATTGAGAATTAATTTTTGACATGATAGTAGCAGCTGTCTCGGCACTTGGTATAGAAGGCTTGTTACTTAAATCATTATAACTTCCTGATGTAGCTACGGTAGCAAATGATGGTTTACTTGTAACTTCACTCCAAGATGGCCAACGAGTCACATAAGCTGAGGGTGCAGCCTTTAACAAAGCATCCCAAGAAGCTTGTAGATCACTAATACCAGATAAAGGATGTGTGTGGCTTGACGGAGTAAAGGTACTTGGTTTACTTGTTATCTCAGACCAAGAATAAGAAGGCTTACTTGGTGCTTTTGCCCACGCATATACATCAGATGCTGGCATAGATGAGGGGAAATCAGTAATCTGA